GATCTCGACCACAAGCTCGCAGAAAGCCTCCCATTTTCTGTTTGAATTTAGGTACGGCATTTCTCGGTCCAACAACTCCCTGGCTTTGTGTATAAGCGTGCGCAGGCTGGTCATTTCGGTGTCAGCCTGTTGCTTTTCTGCAAGGTACAGATCGCACATCTTGGTCAGTTGCTTGTTCGCCATAGTCAGCCGTCGAACGCTATCTGACATACACTCGTCGCAAATTTTGGCACACGCCTCACGTTCTGCTGCGGCGACAAGGGCAGCGAATCTGTCGCACCAAACATCAAACGGCGTGCTTACAAGCGGACCAGCCTCTCGCGCCAGGCGAATAACATTTTCACGATTCATCACGAAAACTCCCGAGTGCCAAAAGAATAACCTTGCGGATCGTCCCAATCATATTCGGGATTAAACCACGGATACTTGTCAATGCGACCCTGTTCATTATGAGAAAGATTTTTGTGTCCATCTTCTCGAATGTAACCTGGTGCCTTATAACATTCAATATATTCTACAAACCAAGAATAGTTGACATCTTCGCCATATTCATCTTTAATGTGTTTGTCCTTCAGAAATTCTTTCCATGCCTGCCAAGAAGTCAACTCTTTGTCACGATATCCACGAAAGGAAAATGCCCAGCCATACGATGCCTTGCCAATGTGATACACTTCTTCATACCGATTACAGCATTCACAAAGATTCTCGATAACATAATAATTAGTGCCCATCACACAACTCCAAAATGTTGTTTCGCTTTCTCTACTGCTTTATAGAATGAAGGATTATTAGACTCGTCAATTCCATAATTCCACATTTGCTGTACCATTTCATCAATACAGTTTCGAACAATCAACTCGGCGAACTTTTCGGCATTCAAATGATTGGTCTGATGGTCCCAGCATCGTTTTTCAAGTTCTTTAATCCGTTCGTTCATCATTCAACTCCAACACACACTTCAAACATCACGCTGTCACCCACTTCATGTCATCTTCTCGAATAAGAGCTTCCAGCCCGTCATACTCTTGAATGACAAACCTACTGCCCACAGGAACAGGGACCACACACAAAGATGTTATATCCGCCGTAGCATAAAACCGATCACCATACGTTTTCGTACAATGATCATATACTGCATCCATGAATTGTACATCACTAATGGTTCCTGCTTCATATTGGCGCACAAGATCAACCACAACAGGATCAAATACGCATTCAGGAAAATCCTTATTCCACGTAGACCAACCACCACCATAGTCGCCCTTGACCAGCACCATGGTATTTCCGTTTTCAATAACTTTCTTCATCTCTTTTCTCTCTCTTAACCATTGTCCTGAGTCAACCAACGGAGTGCAGTTTCTTCGTCACCTGCACCCAGCTCAAACATCATGCTGTCGTCCATTGCATGTCGTTCTCTAGTATATAACCTCTTCCTCGAACTGTTTGAGCAGGCTATGGTACTCCGACTCCAACTCGGCGTCAGACATAGAGTCCATATGGCGAGGACGGAAGCCATGCACATCCTTGTACAGTTCCCAAACATCCTGCTCGAGATTATAACGCTCGTACTGAGCTACAGTGTAAATACCGTACTCTGCCCAATGATCAGGGTCCGAAACAGTGGTAGACCAAGCATCAGCACCACGTGCCTGACAATCAGCCACGAACTTAGAATTAGACTCCTCGATGTGAGCCTGAAGTGCGATTTGATCTGCTGTAAAATTGCTCATTTCGTTTCTCTCTGTTCCCTCAACTTAGATATATTATCGCTTATCGAGTGACCTAAGTAAACCGTAAAAACTCTTTTAAAATCAATAACTTAGCATGAATTCAACGATTTTTCTTGTGTCTTCGGGAGTTTCATGAGGGAAAGTATACACATATCCAGGTTCTTCGCCGAATAGAGTGTTCTTTGGTCCGAAGTGATCTATGATATTCTTCACTTTTGTTTTTGTAGTTTGAATAAACTTCTCAGATTGATCGGAGCCTCGCTCTTGGTATCTTCTTTTTCGTTCTTGATCAGAAACAGTTAAATGAATTATAACAAGATTATCACCAGCAGACTCGAAGAATGCTTTATTATTCAACCTATCACCTTCACCGAAAATTATTTCATTTGGTTTAGTATTAATCCACTCAATGGCTTTCGGAGCCACTGCCATGCTTAAACGATCAGTGCCAGAAAAAGTTTCCCCTTCTTCATATTTCCCAAGAACCCTAATGTTACCAGAGACATGTGTCTCCAAAAGATCAACAACCTTTTCTTGTTTCCATTCTGAATAGTGAGACATAAATTGTTTCATAACAGTAGATTTACCAGTTCCTGGGACACCGATTATGTAAATTAATTTCATAAAAATAATTCCAAATGTTTGCGTTCAGTTGGATCGAAATTTCCAGTATCAAGGAATAATTCCATTTTACCTTTGTTTATGGAATTAGTCAAGAATTTATCTTGAAGGAGTTCTTTTCTTGCATCCCACATCGGGGTCCAATCAATTCCAACCCACCCGTCTTTTTCAACTTGTTTAATTTCTTCTGCTTGTCTATCGAGATAATATCCGAGATATCGACCATCCCGTTTCCGAAATAATTTTTTAAAACTGCAAAGCGCAGTTTCCATGGAAAAAACATCCGCTTTGTCGGCAACATTAGGGAACGACAACTTTGTTTCAGATAGAAGTTCGCGCCCAATACCCTCTAGATAATCTATTTCTTGAGCATTTAACTTTTTATCGATCCATTCTTCCTTTCCTACCGCATAACATAATCCATTGCGGTGCGAACGAGAACCGCTGTAATCATGCAGCCAAAGACTATCTAGTTCAATTGGCATATTACAACATTGTTTAAGTGTTTGAATATAAAACCAAGAAGAATACCGACCAAATTTATGCCAGGAATTGACATCATCCCATAAAGTATAAAAATCTTTCACAGGATCGCCAACAAACTTTTCAGTTAATGCTTTGCGCTGCGGGCGATCGCCAACCCAATCTTTATAAGATTCAAATTGAGCTGCCAAATGCCCCTTATTCCATTTAGTATCCTTTTGGTATCGCAGTCGTTTATAATTTTCATTATTCCAATTGCGTAACCTTTCGACACCAACGAGTTCCATATCAGGAAATTCATTCCAAACAATATAAGCTGTTGGCCAATAATAGGTTGTACCATAAATCCAAGATAACCAGAGCCTTTGTTCTGTATTATACTCGAACCGATCGAAAAAATAATTTGTCATAAAAATGGCAGGGTCGCAGTCTTCAATTTCAAGACTGCGACCGAACCACTCTACAAATATTGCACAATTACTCATTAAATACTGGTAGCACTTCTATTGTGATATCTAGTCCAATATGATTGACGGTAGATTTGAGATCTTCCAACCATTCCTCATTATTGAACTTTAGATATTCATAAGGACTAGTGTAATGAAGCACAATCGCACCTTTATCGACGCCTACATTTTTCATACGACGACAAATATATCCTAATACTTGCGCATATTCAGTTTTACACATCTTAGCGTGAATAACAGCCACATCTTTCGATTCATATTTATCCCAGCAATATCTATGAAGGAATGTATCATCATAAACTTTCATATTTTGTCTATATTTTTCAGACTGCCCCTTTTTAAAGTCAGTCATAAAAGACTTCCACAAACCATTGAGTTTTTGCTTGGTAGGGATTACGCTGTGCAGAAAGAAATCCTCCACAACTTTCCTAGCACGATCAACGTGAATTGGTTTTGTAAGATCCAACCCCTCGTTATCAAGTAGCAGCTGCATCTGGCGTTTGATGTCAGAGTCACTGTTTTTGACACGAACCTTTTCGGGTTCTTTGTTCATAATCAGACCGAACAAGTTATAACAACTTGCACGTACTTCTTCGGTTTCACCAAACTCAGTTTCGTTAATGAAAATGACTGGTGCCTCAGTAATACCAAGAACTTTTTGCAACGCACGGGCAGTGTTGTTTCCATCAAGAATGGTAATATCTTTGCCCACTACTGCAATAATCGGTTCGACGTTTTTCTCATAATTGTCTGGTTTCTCTTTTATTCGCTGGGCAATTTCGTTCACATGAGAGGGAATATACTGCTCGCATCGAACCTGATTAAATCCGAACTTGGAAACTTTCGACAAAGAGACTTTCTCGACCGTATAGAAACTTTCTTTTATACGATCGACAATCGCTTGGACTCTTTCTCGATGTTTTTGGTAAGAATTTTCCAAAACAATGCCTACAGAACGAAATTCAATCCAGTCGACCACAACAGACTTAATCTCAGAAGTAAGTAGAGATTCATGTTTTTTGTGCGCATTGTTATGTGAGTTATACATCTTGTTTTTACCCAAGATTTTAAACGCATAATCAAGTGCAAACCACTCTAACGCTTCAGCAGTTTGAGAGTCTTTTTCATCGTAACCATTTCCAATGAAAAGAATATGTTGGCGCAACAAACCTTGAGAATAATCTCGCCAAAAATCCTCATTACCAGAAGAACTGATATAATGAGCCTTTCCAGCAGGTTTGTAACCAATATAGACCTGTTGCGTTTCGATGTTACGAAACCCATAAACAATAACTTTTGATTCTAAATACATATGCTTGTCCTCTACTCGGTAATTAGCATTTTAGGTTAATGTAGATTATCATCAATCTACAAACCAATTGTAGCTATTTTAGAGGTAGAAATCAACCGTTTTTTTTCACCATTAAATCAAGAAGTTAGTTATTCCTACAGGATCTGGAACAAATATTTCAACACAACCGCCTTTACCTTTCTTATGAACAGCTTTATAGATAGGTTCATTTTCTAAACTATAATCACCCTTTTCAAATGTATCACCATCGATTCTAAACATAGAAAGCTGACTACCGCTCTTTTGTTTCCCTAACATAGTGAATCCAATACGCTCATAGAATTTCACTGCATCAGGTTCAGCCGATACTCGGAAGTATAGGGCATCGTTTTGTATCGCAATGCGGAGAGAGTCCTTACAAAGAATACTACCCACATGTTTGCCTCTATGTTCTGCGAAAGTATGGAGTAACTGTAGATTTGCTATCTTGGGAGGACGTTTACTAATAGTCGTAATGATTGCACCAAGCAGTGTATCGTCTTCCCATGCACCAACACAAAATTCCCATTGGTTTTGCATGTTTGCTTTCGCAACAAAAGTTTTTGCGAATTTATCCGCAGGATTATCAGTGATTGCTGCTTTGAATTCCTCGGCGGAACAACTACGCAAGTTCATGAAACTCTCGCTTCTTTTCACCACGCGACTTATCGTATTTGGTATTCATCCAACCTTTATACTCGCCTGGATTCCAAACGAATGGTGGAAAATTATAATTATGCTCTGATAAAATCTTTTCAACACTAGAACCATTGTTTAGTGCTGCATCGATAAACGCTTCTGCGAAGGCAAATTGATCTTCAATTTGTTTGCGTTCAGTAGTCGAGCGAAAACAACGGAACTCAATCGTACCAGTGTGTTTCATACAATAAGTATTAATAGCATATCTAAATGGTCTACCCATCGAAACACCATCTTTACCAGCTGCATGTAATTTTATAAAATGATCAAAATCAGTGGCTAGATTTATGATATTATCACACATATAATCTGGCATCGTTCGACCGCCATCAAATTTTAAATACATTTTAGAACCCTTGAGCAATTTCATTTCCGATTTTTCTCGAAATTGATAACATGCTTCTATAGTTTTTTCCTGATTTATTTTTATATATGAGATCAACCGTTTCAGTGCAGAAATATCATTTTTCAAACCAGGCACAAAAACATGAAGATGTCCATGATTTATAACTGACGCTGAAGGTTGATTTCCATGTGAAACAAAAAAATCGTGTATTTCCATTACACGATCAACTTGTTCCATCCAAGTTGTTGTTGGTCTAGTATTAATTTCGCCGCCCATAGGTGGTTCTATACCGAGTGGATCGCACGCAATAAATTTATATGGCTCGCGAATGTTTACAATATCTGTTTCAGCATATTCCCAAGAGCCGAGATGTTTAGGAATTTCGATAGTGCGATCAATATCACCCCATTCGATCTCATAACCCCAAGTCCAAGTTTTACTATCATATATCATTGTAAATCATCTACCTTTGCATGTAAAACTTTTTCTACTGTCATTTTACTATCGTACATGTATCGAGTAAACATATCACATTTTTGTGTAAAAGTCAAACCAGATCGAGCAGCGATATCTTTAGTAGAAGTAAAAATAATACCATTTTCTTTTTCAGAAAAATATAATGGTCTTTCGTTGTTACGAAACCCTATGAGTTGTTTTTTATAATTTAAACAAACAACTGCCATTGATGCTGGTAGAAAATCAGTTAGCGGATCATTACCAGCTTTTAAAGAGTGGAATATCATTTCACTATCGTTAGCGGTTTCGCATTTGTATTTCCATGTAGATGGATTTTCTTGAGAAATAACACCATTATGCGCAATAGAAATGTATTCGTCAGAAAAAGGTTGATTGTATCTCAAATCTGAAGTCGAATATCGAATGTGACCGATCAAATATAGGTTGCCGTCTTCATTAACATAATCTTCAAATCTTTTATCGTTTATAAATTCAGTAACAGGTTTACTTTCCTTTATAGTATGCACCTTATCACCCTTCACATAGGACAATCCAGTCGCATGTTTTCCACGAATTATTGTTTCACAAAATACCTTTTCTACTAAATTTAGATCTTGTTGTGTTACATTTTTTAAACTAATTCCGATAACTCCACACATTATGCAAAAAAATCTTCGAGTGAAGTAGCAGTTGTTTGTTTTGGATGATATTGATTCAACATAGATTCACCACCAACTGTTTTCAAATAATCAAACCACTCTTGATCTTCCCACATCCCAGGAGATACGCCGTTCCATAATGGTTTCCACATAGGATGATCTTTATTCAAGCGCCTAGATTCTACAAACTCATACCGATGTTGTTCGTATTCCCAAGAACCCAATTCTAGCATTTTCTCTCGAAAATAGCAAACTAGAGAAATTCGTTCCATTTCTTCGATTGGCTTACCTTCTGGCGGGAAAAGTTCCGTGTTGCCGTGAATACCAGTATGATTGTTGATTAGGAGGAGATCACCTGGTCTTATGTTCACAGCAACACGGAATTCTGGCAAAACTAGATACCCGCCTCTCCATTCTTTGTCTTTAGCCACTACCGTAAGGTTAGAGAACCCTTCGTGTAGGTCTCCTGCGTCCCTATGAGCCGCTGTACGGAAGTTTTTATTAACAGTAATAGTAGTGAATGGGGTATCTTTCCCAGCAACCCTAAAACGCGGATCGATCTTGTTAGCATAATCCTCTTGTACAGCATATCTATTAGGAAGCAATCGTTTGAATTCGTTCGAGAGTTTTCTCATAAAAGGATAGCATTTTTCGTATAGTTCTCTATTCTTTTCTGTATATGAAGTAGCGCGACCATAAGGAATGCGAGGATATCGGTCAAAGAAACCAGCGATACCAGAGTTGACGGCATTAGCATAGGTCGTATCAGAAATGTATTTTTTCTTTACATTTTTAATATATTCAATGCGCTTATTAGAAGACATTGATTTCCATTCGATCATAAGTTTATCGAAAAACCCGTCATATTCGCCGAAATCTTCAGTTACTTTATTTCTAAGCCATACTAAACCGCGAGTAGCAACATTGTCTACAGTTTTATATTTGTTTATAATTTTTTCGATAACATCTTCACCAAAAAGATTATTCGAATCTTGGATATACGCTTCCATAATTTCTATTTGCTCGTTGGTGACCCAATCGCGTCCCTGCAACTTTTCGCCCTTTGGACCAGCAGCGACACCACGATTCTGAGTCGGTTGCGCTGCAGCCATCAAACCATCATATGCACCAAGTTGTTCTTCTTCAGTGAAAGAACCTTTACGAAATTTAAAAATAATATTCTTTTCAGAAATGCCTTCCTCGACTAACTGATCGTTTAATGGTGCATAGAAATCCGTATCTTCTTCTACCACAAAATCGTAATCGGTATCTTCCATATATGTGCCGAGTTTAGATTCGCAATTTTCCCAAAAATTGGAAACAACAACTTTTACTCCATTATCGTCATAACAGATATATTTTTTCGTATCAATATTTCCTTTCATTATTGCCTCTTAAATGTTTTACGTTTAACTGCACGTTTTTTGGGCTTTTTAGGTTCGTCGAACTGTTTTTCCAATCGAGCCTTAACTCTCAATTCTTCTATAGAATTTCTTTCATCTTGCTGATATTTTAATTGTCTTTCCCTTTCTTTGTATTCTTCAATCGGAGTTACATAAACAATACTATCCACCATTGCATAAACATTTTTATCTGTTATAATACGAATACCATCAAAGAAAGTAACTTTTTCTTTTTTATAATTGTTTATTTCGTCATAAACAGAAGTTAAAGCAGGATATGTTTTATTCCTCAATCTATGCACTTATGCCACCTTACTAAAATTTTTATGCTTCACAAATTCAATCTTAGAATCAAATTTACCTTCCAGCATATCGCCTTTATGGCTAATCACAAACACATTAGTTTCTTCACCCAAAGAGTCGAGAATTTTTGTTAGATTTTCCACTCCATCGGTATCTAGACTCGAGTCGAAAGTCTCATCAAGAACGAGTAGATTAGTCGCTACACTGTTTTTCATTTTAGCAATCATACGCCAGGTAAACAACAACGCTAAGTCGATTCTCTGTTTTTCGCCTTCAGAAAATGACTCATAACTAAAAATATCTCGATGCCTAGACTTAATCGTTTCTTTAAAAGTTTCGTCGATATCAAATAGAACATAAAAATCTAAAATCTGAAGAAACTGATTAATCAATTTATTCATCACTGGTAAATACTGTTTGATAATTTTAGTCTTGATACCAGTATCTTTAAGCAATTCCGCTATAACTTGATTATACGAAAAATTATCGTTAAGGTCAAATTTCTTAGCCTGTAATTTGTTCTTTTCAGAACATAATTCTTCTAGCTCATGATTCGCGAGCGAAAGATCTCCTGAACTGTCGTTCATATTCGACAGTTCGAGAGTTGCAGTTTGCATAGACTTCTGCAATCGTTCGATTGTTTTGTTATTAGAATGAATTTCGTTTTGTACCCCGCGAATTTCTTCAACCTTTTTGTTCAAAGAAGCGAGGGATTCGTTCGAAATAGATAACTGATCGGCTATGATATTAATATTAGATTGTATTTCCTTTGCTTGATCCCTGGCAGTTTCTAGCTTTCTTTCTTTAAGTTCGGCTTGTATATTTTGCTCGCAAGTGGGGCAGGTTTCGTTATTCTCATAAAATCTTGCTTCCTTTACAATCACCTTCATTCTAGTTTTATATTCAATATCAGAAGATTGCAAAGATCTAACTTTTTCAGTCAAAGAAGATATATCTAATTGGGTTTTATCTTTGTCAACTAATTCATCGTTAAGGAAAACATTTTTCTCCATCAGCTGTTTTATCTCAGCTGAGTAATCGTTTATTTGATTTTGTTTTTCTTGGCGATAGTCATCATTTAATCTTTGAATATCGTTAATATACTTTTTATGGGAAACGATTTTGGTATAATTTATTTCTATCGCATGATCATTACTTTTCATTTCTTCTTTTAAAGAAAGACTTTTCTCTTTTAGAAGTTGATTCATTTTACTAAACACATTAATGTCTAACAAATCTTCAATAACTTCGCGCCTATGTTGCGCAGGCAATTGCATAAACGGAACAAAAGAAGAAGAACCAAGGACGATAATCTGATGAAAAGATTTATGATTAAGTTTGAGAATATTCTGCTCTAAAACCTTTTGATAATCTTTATTGTGCGAATCTTGATTAATCAGTTCTTCGCCTCGCCAAATTTCGAACACATTTGGTTTCATACCGCGAAATACAGTATAATCAACATTACCTATGGTAAACTCTACTTCAACCAACATATTCTTTTGATTGATAGAGTTAATCAATTGAGGTTTATTGATATTTCTATGCGCCTTTCCAAATAGGACGAACGATAATGCATCGAGCATTGTCGATTTACCAGAACCGTTTTGTCCAACAATAAGAGTTGACTTAGAATTATTCAAATTTATTTCAGTAAAATTATCACCAGAACTTAGAAAATTTTTATATCGTATCTTTTTAAAGATAATCATACCATTTCCATAGTTTGAGCCTCAAGCATAAGTTCAAAAACTTTATTCTTTATACGCTCTTTATCTAAGACAGTCTCAACTGCGTCAACGTAACTTGCTAAGAGTTCTTTCGTGTCTTCAACAGAGATGTTTTCATCAGAAACCCTTTCGCCAGAAAATTCTGTAAGATCTTCTTGAATTTTTAGCTCATGGATATTTCTAGTTTGTATTCTATCTAAAAACAGATTAAAAGTCAAGGGATCTGATTTATTTAACACAATAACCTTTACAAAAGTATTATCTAAGAATTTTACATCCGCATTCTTGTAATCATATTTTGTATCGTCATAATAAATCTTATTAAAAAGTTTTAGGCGATTTTGTACCGCAGTTATCTCACGAGTTTCTGTGTCCAATACATGGAAGAATTTATCGTCCCCTGCATCATTCCAGAAAAATTCCATCTGAGATCCAAGGTAATATATATTATCCCTTTGGGATTTAGTGTGGAAATGACCCGAGAGGACCATCTCAAAGCGCGAGAGGCTTTCTGAAGTCATACCCTCCATACAGGGTATACCCCTATACATATCGAACCCTTGTAGCTCGAAATGACCCCCAATAATGTCTGCTTCGCAATTTCTTAGAAATGCATAGGTTTCCTCTTCAACATCAGGAGCCATCCACGGAACAAGACCCACTTTCAATCCGTCATACTCCAACACTGTTGGTCGCATAACGATGTTCACTTCGTTCATATAATGACCGAGCAGTTCTTTCAGCGAGTTGAGGTCGTTAGTATTCTTATAATAAGTATCATGATTCCCAGGGATAATATCCATGGCGATTTTATAATCACGTAATTTTTGTAAAAAAACTTTTCGATTACTATTCAGTGCTTTAAAGTTAATAAACCTTCTGTGCTCATAGTAATCTCCGAGGTGGAGAATATGTTTGATATTATTTTCTAATAGATATGGAAAAAATACTTCATTATAAAACCGCTCTTGATACTCTACAAAAATATCAGAACTGTTTCTAACGCCGCAATGGGTGTCGTTTAATATAGCAATTTTCATTCATTTTCTTCCTCATTAAGAAAAAAATCCATAAGGTCAGAATCATACGACCGCTGCTTTCTACGATTATTATACTCTTTCTTATACTCATCGAATTTTTTATCATTCTCTTTAATTTCGTCGATTCGCTTTTTCAAATTATCAATAAAAGACTGGATAATTTGCGAGACTTCTGGATCCTCTTCGGAGTCTATCATGAAATCTGTCAAATTCGATTCAGTTAAATACTTGAGTTTAATTTCCTGCTGCTTTTTCTCTTTAGCAATTCTGCGTAGAAATGCATACCATGCAATCTGGGTAAAATATGCAAAAGCGTTCGGATTACCCGTTCTTGTTGCGACATCTACATCATAATTTTCAATCGCCTTTAGGCAATTTTCGACAGCATCCATAACCATTTCTTCTCGGTATGTGTACCTTGCGAAATTTGCTTTATGAGAAAGACCCTCGGAAATTTTTAAGAAACATTGTGCGATATAGTCAGTAACAATGGGTCTCTTTTCTCCATTTTTCTTGGCTTCGTTAGCAGTTCTCACATAATCAACTACCGCTTTAGAAAAATCTGCGTTATTAACATAGTGCGCATTTTCGGTCTTCATAATAAACTCCATTACAAACAAAAATATTATATACTAAATCGCCGACAAAAACAAATGTACAATATATTTAAACATGCTTGACTTTTTCTGATTTTCAGTATAGAATAAGCATGTCGGTCGGGTGGGGGCTATTCCCTATTCAGTTGGGAAACTTATGACGTTGCCCTTGGCGGATGGTTTTAGTTTTGGCTTCTTACCTTCTTCTTCTTCTTTTTGAATTTTCTTTATTTCTTCCATACCAGCAGAAATTTCTACAAGCATATCTCTATACTGACTTATTACGATTTCTGGTGGAGTCATGATCCCAACAACTGCTACAGGATTAATAACAACAATCGACGCAGGATCAAATTGACCAGTCATCCAATTTTTCAAACTGTAGTAACTATAATTTAATCCAGTGTCTGGGTCAATTTCAAAAATTTCGTTTTCGGAAAATTTTAACACATTTTTCACAATAAAACCTTCTTTCTCACTCCAGGTCACTGTTTCGCAAATAATTTCATCACCACTAGATAATTTTATTTGTTTAATATCATTACTCATATCTTCGAACTCCTAGTGTGATAATGTAACTTTATGAAGTTTAAAATCAAATTGCTCTTTAGTATATATTTTAATCCTTTCAGCCGAATGTAGCAAGGTAAAATTTTTCTTGGATTCCCAATGAAGGTCGTCGGCAATATCGATCAGTTTCGTGTCTTGGTTGTTTTCCGCTTTTCTGAGTCCTCTTCCGATTGATTGTAAAACTCGTACTTGGGATTTTGACGGACTAGCAAAAATAATATTATGAAGATTCCTAACATTAATACCCGTGCTAAAAGTTCCAAGAGATGCGACAATGATAGCTCCATCTTTCCTCTCCACGATTCCGCGAATTGCTTCCCTATCCGAAGTATCCGTACCCCCATGTACATAATATACATCTTTTGCTTTTTCTTTAATCATCTTATAAAGTATTTCGCCGTGTTTCTCTACAAACTGAAATAACACAAGAGTATTTCCAGTTTGAGTTAGCGCCAAGTTTCGTATCAACTTATTTCTCGGTTCATGCGTAACAATAAATTCAAGTTCCTCTTGATATTTTTTACCGACCATCATGCGACAAATTTCTTTAGGATACTCGAGCAATAGTATATCTATACTCAGTCCAGCTAAAGTATTTTCTTCCTGTAGTTTCTTAGTTGTGGTGACTTTAAATACTGGTCCGAATAACCCTTCCAAAACTAATTTATGTGTTTGCGTTCCATCAAGAGTGCCCGTTGTGCCAAAACGATATTCAGCATTAATTGATTTATTCATAATACTATTCAGAGATTTGGCTTTAAATAGATGACATTCATCTCCAAAAATGCAACCTATCTCAGCATACCAATCCTTTGGTAATTTATGAATGCTTTGCCATGTAGAGATAATAACACGCTTACCAGTTTCTTTTTCTTTACCAGAGTAAATAATATGACACTCGTTTTCAGCGTCAAACCCGTAATCTTTAAAATCTTTATACATCTGCTCGACTAGACTAGTAGTCGGTACGACAACAAGCACACGTTTATTTTTATTTTCTAGATACCAACGCATCAAATTATAAATGATAAACGACTTACCAGAACCAGTTGGGGAAACTAATACTGCCCGTTTATTTTCTATTGCATGCGTTACAGCACTATATTGATAATCTCGAAGCTCATATGGCGCATTAAAAGAACCTAAAAATTTCACCAGCTTTTGATGATCTATTTCATTAGTGCTTCCAGGAATTCCATATCTGGATTGTTTAAGCTCTATCGCATAATGGCGTTCGGCTGCAAATTTTTTTATTTTATGATATAAACCTGTATTAATTTCGCAGGTGAGCGAATTATACAGACGGATCTTACCATCCCACCTTCTCGCTTTAACAGCTGGCATAAATTTTGCACCTGGAACTTCGAAAGTAAAATATTCTTTTAATTCGTTCCGTACAGATGGTTCACATAATACCGCCATCATGGCGTGATCTACCATTTGGATAGTAAGTTTTTCCATTATCCCCCAGCTTCGAATCTACGCCAATCGATTATATTTTTTATTGTCTGATGGCGCCATTTTAATGCATCAACAATTTCTTTTAAAGTATCTATCATAGTCTTATAGTAAAGAATTTTTTCTTCTGATTTTTGAATGTCAATATCAGCTTCATACCAACGGTCCATATCACCTTTCATTACTTTTAAACCATCAAGTGGATCTTCCCTCCAACCATATTTTTCGATATCGTTTCGATCCATTTTTCCATTATAATACAAAAATTTATCACGCAATAAAATTTTCTGAGCGTTCTCTGCCCTTTGCAATTGCAACTTAGATAAACTAAGAATACTTAAATATTTTGCGTGTAGTTTTGGAGTATCTCTAGAAACATCATCAAGTTTATTACTGATCTCGCAGTCTTTCGACCACATTTCAAGCAGTTCATTCAAATCCATAATATTATCCAAGTTTAATCAATTTCAAAATAAGAGAATCTAAACCCCACTGGTACAGTTATGTATTCGACGCTCCCTTGGTTCGCCTCAAAATATATATCACCAATAGAAGTTGGGATACAATCAACATACTTTATAGTTTTATTTTTGTTATTATGATTCGTAAGAGCAATAAGAGTAATATCTGCGTAACTGGATATTGTGCCTTCTTTTAACGCTTCGTATTTCGTAGTGAATTTGGTATTCACCAGTCTGACCATCCAATTAAAAACTTCTTCATACGCATTTAAATCTTCATCAAGAAGAATATTCATAGTAACTTCCCCAAAAGACAACTTATCTCCAGGGATCGGAATAGAAGTTAATCTTTGGTAAGGGACTTCTGCTGGTCCGATATTAACTCCAGGATGACTAATAGATTGCGCGAAAAATTGAAGATTACCATAGTTGGCTCTGTCAATCAGAACACGAAACCCTGTTGGTTGAAATAAATTAATGTTATCTGTCAACTCTGACATACTGTATCCCCGTGGATATATTATATTGTATATTTATATGTTATAAGATGGTGATCCTGTCCCTAAAGGATTTGTTCGTGGGCGTATAACTGGATGGAAAACTCATCCATAAAAAAGGGGGATCCCGAAGGATCCCCCATATTCTGCTATTTTTATAGTTTTTGCAGAAAACTCTTTCGGTTTTAACAACCTAGCATTAAGCCAGGATGTTGTCGACGCGAAAAATGCGGTAATATTGATTCGTCTTAGCAGTAGCCAGACCACTTGCAGCAGCAGCGCCAACAAATGGGTTCGAGACCATGCCATAACGAGTCTTAAAGCCGATCCGTGGCTGGAAGTCATTCTCACCAACCGCACGTACCATCTGCAGAGGAACGTATGGGCAGTAGAAAACGCCAGCGTCGTATGGGTTCGTGCCCTTGTAACCAACCGTAACGTAGTCAGCGACTGCGTATGGGTCGATGTAGACACGGAGACGACCGTTAAGAACACCAGCGAACGTATTGCCAGTATCATCAACCTGGAGGCTCGTGCTCAGAGCAGGAGCATAGTCAAGAGCACCCGAAGCAGCAAGTGCTGTAGCAACGTCCGAAGAGCAGATAACTACGTTACCCTTGCCACGACGAGTTTCTTTAGCAATTACGTTAGCTTCGCGATCGAGCTGAACAAGCAGACCCTTGAACTTCTCAACCGACCAACGACCATCAGCGTCCGTTGCAAGGTTGAAAATACCGTTGATGTCGAGACCAGCTTGCTGGCAACCCAGTTTTGCTTGGCTGTTGATCGTACGGATAACTTCGCGGTTAATTTCTGCGAGGATTTCAGCCGAGAGAATGTTAGCCAGTTCAGCTTCAGCATCCAGACCGTGGATAGCACGGAGATCCTGAGCCAGTTCCAGCGTGTACTCAGCCTTCAGCGCACGGCTAACTGCTGTTACAGTTGCTCTCTCAATGGTGAAGCCCATTTCTGCGAAAGCACTGTTGGTGCCATTGCCCAGACGCTCAGCATCTGTTGTCGACATACCAACACCGAAGATGTTAGTAGAAACAGAGTCAGCAATTGTGCTGTCACCGTCGCCGTCTGTAGCAGCAGCAAGACCCGAAGGACCAGCAACATCAAGAGCAGCCGAATCCTGACCTGTGCTCGAGTCACCCGAGTAGCCAGTAAGAGCTTCTTGGAACAGAGCCTCGCCACCATTAGTAGCATTAGCACGAGTTGTCTTATAACGCGACTTCATCGCGAAAATCAGACCAGTAGGACCGCTCATTGGCTGAACGCCGCAAACGTCATACGCCATCAGATTAGGCATTGCACGACGAACCAGCGAAATCAGTACTGGGTTCCAGTTAGCAACATTAGCAGTTGTCGTACCAGCTTCTGCCAGCATGTTTGTCTGCTCTGTAAATGCGCGCTCTTGGTTCTCAAGAATCGCAGCCGTTACTTTACGGCGATATGGATCAGAGATTTGACCCGAGGTTTCCTCGTTGAGAACTGGGCTCCACTTCTCAACTAAAGTATCGTAATTTAAATCCATTGTTATTCTCCTATGAGACAATTATTGCTTATTTACTCTGCGGATTGCAGTCAGGTACTTCTCCATCGAAGACGAAACTTCTACTGTAGCGTCAGCATCAATTTCTTCTACGATTTCTTGCGAAGTAACAACCGAATCCTTCTTAAAGTAAGATTCCTTAACGGTCTTGACTTTCTTAGCGAAAGAACCTTCGCTTTCGAAGTCGAGATCTTCTACCAGAGCATGAAGTTTTTCTACTTCGGTAGCAGCCAAGCCTTCAGCAGCTTCACTAATGATAACTGCGCGCTTGAGTGCTTCGAGTTCTTCGCTCATCGACATTGCCTTCTCAGTAGCAGCATTAAGTTGCCCTTCGAGCGATTCGACTTGCTCTGCTAATTCGTCAACCAGGTCGACCTTGGACTCAGGTACTTCGATGTAAGATTCTGTGAACAACGCATGCAGCTTGCCCATGAAATCTTCAGCAATTTCAGTACGCAGACCCTGTTGAATAGCAACACGGTTCTCTTCCATCCAAGACTCAACTACATAGCTGAGGTAGCTGTCTACTTTCTCTACGAGTTCGCTACGAATTGTAGCAACTTCTTCGTCGAGGTTTGTAGTATATTGTTCTTCCAGCCGATCAATTTCTTGAGCAACTTTGCTCTTGATGGCTGCTTCAAAAATAATAGCTGTTTTCTCTTTGAATTCTTCAGAGAGAGTGGCTTCTCCATTAACGAGCGCGTCAAGATCTTCAGAAAAATCGTAATCTTCCTTCTTAACTGTAGTCATGCCTTCGCCATTAGATTTGTCACCCTTCCGCTTTTTGGCAGAACCAGTTGCGCCACCTGCTTTAGCAGCTGCAGCAATAGATTGTTCTTCCGTTCCAGCGTCGGGATTTACTTGAGCTTCCACGATTTCCTGATCGTCGTCGTGGAGTTCTACTTGATTATCCATGTGCGGACTCCTTTATTGGTTTTTGAGCGACGAGAGGAAATTCTTAAACTCACGCACTTGAGCTTCGTAAAGATCTTTGCGAGGAGTTTTGCGGATTTCAGTCTCAATTCTTTCACATTCCCGAGAAACAAGTTCGCCGTTATTCCAGAACCACTCTACACCTTCCATAATTCCATTAACGAATGCTGCTGGTGCAGATGGGTCTTGTACAATATCGATCGTACTAAGAATAAAATCGTTCTTAACGAACATAGCGCCACTTCTTTCCTCGAGGCTACCCATACCACGAGTTGATACACCTAGTTTGACGCCGCCTTCAAGCAAACCCTTTACGATTCGACCCATAGGAGTGTCAAGAATAGATGCTTTTCCGATCACATCATTACCTTCAAATCGAAGGTCAGTGATGAGATGCGAAACACGGTCGAGATTAACAGTTGGTCCATCAGGATGGTTTAATTCCCCAACTGCTCTCTTTTGCGAAACTTGTTCAGTAACATACTTATTAACCGCATTTTCCATAATTCCTCTGGGATAAATGCGACCATTACGATTCTTCTGTTCAGCTTGCGCAAAAATACCTTCAATGGCGAATGACTTCTCACCATTTTCTTTTGCTTCGCTAATTACATGAATATCGTTTTCTGTATATTCTGATATAAGTTTCATGGTAATTCCTTTATAGCAGTTTTCACAGACTGTAATGCCTGTGATTGCGATTTGTAAGTATCCAACAAATCACCGTCAACATATGCCGTAAAACCTTTTTTGGTCTGTACGATTTTAACAGGATATTTTCCTACCCTGCTGTTAAACACCGTTTTGTCTGGTGTACTTGTATTTCTAACTTCGGTAAAAGTTTTCATTAATATATTTATAATAAATTATTTTTTAAGATTCTTCTTCATCATTTTCTTCGAAATTAGATTCAAAACCTTCATCTTCTTCGGTATCAGCTAGAAGTTCGTCAATTTCCTCATCCGATAATTCGATTTCATCATCATCGTCATTAAAAATAGAAGAAGACAAATTTATCTTTTCTTGTTCTAATGCATCATTAACACGATTATTGATCAAATTATCAAAATGGGATTTTGCTTGTGCGAAATTTTTAGCTGCGATATTATCGATGAAGTCGTTTATAGCCTCGGGAGATGTATCCACCGTTTCGCTTTCAATTTCATCACTAATATCAAGAATTTCCATTTCGTTATCATCCGCCATAATTATTTCTCCTATAGATTATCTGTTCTAGAGATAGATTTTATTACTCTAGATGCATCACATTCAACAAATATACCATGTGCTTGACCATCGAATGTATCAGGTATATAGCCACTTATTAATAATTGTTCACCATTAGCCGAAATACTTGTACAAATTTCGTTAGTTTGCGAACCGACTTGTCCTTTGGAGAATGTGCCCACACCAGTGAAACTTCCATCACTATCTTTTTGCAAATCTAATATTGCAACAGCAAAGTCTAAGAAACCTTGGTTTGCGCTATTAGGATCTGCTGCGTTAAAATTACCGCCAGTCGAAAAACCAATCGCAATTCGACCATCGCCCATTAATGCACTTACCTTACCGTTTTGATCGAATAAGTCGGCACCAGATGTTCCAGTTTGATAAGCATAAGACCAAGAACTTGTGCTGTAATCGTAAAGAATTACACCTATATCTTCTGTGCCGTTATTTATTTGATCACCAAGAGCGCCATATGAAGAATAAACCAATGCGAGTAAATTATTTCCAATATCGTGTACATTCATTGCTTTATCGTTAAGACCAGAACCTATCTGATCCCAAACAATACTATCATCTACTGGGTTATAAATTCCAAGAAGAATATCATAACCACCGTAATTAGTACCCCCTATCTCACCAGCTGTTCTACCAACGAAAGCAATTTTACCATTAGCCATTTCTGTTAATGCGTAAATTTCTTCGTCTAGTTCATCGCCAGCTTGATAATAAGAAACATCTCCCGCTGGATGATAACTATATGGGACTTGAAAATACTCAATTCCAAGAACATCATAAACGCCACTTGCGCCAGCATTTGTTGCAGATACATTACCCGAAGTTTGACATGCAACATATATTAAATTATTAGAAGATTCGATGATATCGTAACCGAATACATTACCATCGTCAGCAGAACCATCACCAACTGTCGCAATTTGGAATAAATGAGTAAACAATCCAGCAGAAGCATGTACCGTATTACCAGCAGCCACGCTTTGTTTATATTCAACGCTATTTAAATATGTTTGTATCTCGCTTAACTTGATATATCCATAGAATAACATGAACACGCCGTTTGGTCCATAGGAGCCGTCGAATACTTGATTCGTACCACCCCCTATATCATAAATCATTGTTATTCCTGTATCTATTGAATGTTTTTCAACATAATTACTAGAAGCTGCAACTTGTGTAATAGATGAAGAATTATTACCTTCTGTTAAAGAAGATGCCAAATAATAATAAGGCATTCCTGGATTTCCAGCAAGATGATATGTTCCAGTACCGAAGCCATTTGGCGCGAATCTAAAGAATATTCCATCTATTGCGCTGCTGTGACTTGAACTATATCCTACTGTAAAGATATTTCTATCATACATATCCCAAGTTAAATTAACAAATTCTTCATCGGAAGACATGTGCCCATAAGCATTTTGCCATAATAAAGAACCATCGTCATCATATTTGATCAAAAGACAACCGCCATTGGTTATTTCAGTTGTACCCGTATCTTCCATTCTGCCAGCAAGATAGATGTATCTGTTAGCCTCAGAATAAGGCGAGGTTAATATAGCATTAAAACGACAATCAGTAACTATTCTTGCCCATGTTTTAGAAACTGTATAATTGCTTCCGCTTTGAGAAACACCAACCCTCAAAAGAGTACCGTCAGAACCAGAATTACATGCAATCGCGAAACTTGGACTTGCAGAACTATTGAGGTTTGCGATATCTACAGCTTCGTTAGCGAAATTTGCTACCCAACGAACAGTAGGAACTTGCGCATTTGTTAAATCCAACATCCCAAATCTACCAGTTGTCGGATTATCTTGTACGGAAAATGTTCCAGCCATACCAGCATGATATTGGCAGTTATAATATAAAGTATCTGGCGCGTCACTAGGAACTTCAAATGTAATTGTTCCCACAGCAGTTCCATTATTCGTTACGCCATCATTATATGCGTTACCAGTTCCTGTAGAATTTACAGTTTTAATCCAAAATGGATGACCGCTTGCATTTATATTAAAAGTATAAACTGTATTTCTATATAATGTAATCGGAGATGGGTCTGTGGCATTTGTATAAATTCCACCATTCCAAAGATAGTCGTTTAAGCCAGCATTAATAATGTTATAAGTTTCACCTTCAGTTAATTCATACCCAGCAAATAATAACTTATCTGGCTCAGATTGGAATGGTCTTAATTTATTTACAAATAATGATGGCGCTTCGCTCTCTGCTAAAATATTGCCATCGGTATCTAAAGAAATAAATGTAGTAGTAGTAGTTGTAAAATAGGGACCATCTTCTACGGAAATGACCAGATATTCATTTGAACCATCATTAATGATTGATAATCCGCTCGCTTGATCTACACCCGATTTAGTGTAAGCATAAGACCAAACTTCGTCGCCCTCTGTATCGAATTTGGTTATTGCAACACCGTTCTCAAACAATGTACCTAAAACATAAAATTTGTCTTCACTATCTACAGCCAATGCGACTGAATTGAATGTATCGTCCCAGAGTACTGTTCTTTGCCATTGTAATTCATAATTATAATCATATTTTATAAAAAGCGCAACGCCATCAACTTCATTCGTGCAAAGGATGTAAATATTACCCACTGAATCTTTTGCGATGTCTATATGTTTTAAGTTATTAGGCGCGTCTGTTATTCTTCTTGTATACCCATGAATTAAAATATCTTTTCTTTCGATTAACTCGCTTTTTGTATAACCAGTTATCCAAATATTATCTGGGTCATAATTTGATTGATATGCACCCGTAATATAATCGTTACCGCCAGTTAAAGCGCCGTCATATTCTGCGCCGCCATAACAAAAATGGTATTGTTTAGTATTATCTTGATTAACTAAACTAATTAATAAATCGCTTTGTTCGCCGCCGCCGCTAGAGCTTGTTTCTATGCGACCTACTAAAAATTTTCTATTATCATCGAGCAAAATACTTTGATAATAGTATTTCTCAGTATCGCCGTCATTATCGATAACAGTTTTATTGAAGAACGAAGGCGAAGGCGCTTCTGGAATTAAAATTTGTTCACCAGAAACAATACCCTCTGGTTCGGGGGAATCTATAAATTGTATAACGCCGTTAGTTGTGTTATATTTTAGATAACCTGTTTCTAATGCTTGTTTTCTAACTAAAGAGTAATTGGTATAATCGTAAGAGTAATGCGTATAACCCGCAAAATCGCCAACTAAATTAAAAGAATAAACGCCTGGACCAGCGTAACTACCAGAATCTGCTTCACCACTAATAATCACATAATAATTAACATCTTCACTATTATACCTAAGACCATGTAAACGTAATGGATTGTTTACACCATTAGTGACAATACACGAATCGCTTATTTGCCAACCATCGCTCTCTAACGAAAAAAAACAAACACCGCCGATACCGTTTCCAATATTTTGAGCAGAAGCAGCAAGATGTAATTCGCCGCCAACAGCGGTAATATGAGCATCTGGTTTATTTGGTTGCCCCTTTAAAAGCAAAGATCTAGTTAATGTACTAGAACTTAAACTCGATGCGCTAGTAAAAGACCAAACTTCTAAATCATATCCACTCACCGAATCGTTCATCACGACTGGAAAATAAATTCTGCCATTTAAAAATTCACCAGTACTCGCCCGTACAGGATACCCATCATTTGTTCCAACAGCACTAGTATTTAAATTTAAATTTGGGTCCGCAAAATTATATGTGCCTAAATTAATTTCTGTCGTGAAAGAAGCGGATGCAGCAATAAATGTTCTAGAAAATAAATCCCAATTGCCTCCATTAGCCGCGATATAGAATGCGTGAAATGTATTTCCAGCGCCTTTAATAATACCGCCCATCTGATAATTTTTTGCAGTTGTAGTCGGGAGCGTAACATCATTATGCGAATTATGCGCACCACCTACGCTCGGCGTATGTATTCTTGCCAATATTGATTGATAAAAATTTGCACCAGATTTAATTCTAATAGGGATCGTATAACCATATGCTTTATCGTCTGGATTAATATAATCTATTGCCGATAAAGTTAATCTGCCCTGCTCGTATTGCGGGTAAAACGAAGGGAGGTGTAAATGGTATTGATAATAATCCCATTCAGTACCCCCTTGCGTTAAATACAATCTATCCCAATAAAACCCATCATCGTCTGGAGATGTATTCAAAGACCCAAGGTGAGAAAAGAACATGGCGTCATCTTCAACTGTTTGCGTAATGTCGTTGATGCCAGCCCCAATATGGATCATACTAGAGCCATGATATACAGTACTGCTATCTGCTCCAAGAGGCTGCATAATCAAAGGGATAGTACCGTCGATTGTAAGATTACTATCTACGCTATTAATTGATAAAGCAGAATCCCAACGGTATGGTACGATAGAAGCAAACAATTGATTGTTTGCTAATCCGTTATTAGGGTGATACTTAAACCAAAATCCATTTCTATCTAAACCCGCATTTGCTGGGTGCGAAAGATAGTCAGAATCGATAAAGGTTAATACTTGATTTACGGTTCCAATTATATTAGCCATTTATTATTAACCTGTAATTGGAATGCCTGGTCTGAAAATAATACTGGTAGAGTTGACAGAAAATCCAATAAATAAAGAACGTACTGAACTCGTCGGAGTTGGTGGAGTCGCAGTTAAAGAACCATCACTTGCAAGGAAATAAGAAGAACCAGGCGTTAATCCTGTAAATCCAGAAACGATCCCAGAAGAATAATAAACATCGCCTTGTTTTATTAATACAGCATTTAATTGTGATGCCGTATTATTATACGAAGCATCAACGCAAATATTATCTGCGCTGACGCGGACAACCCTACCATTAGTACCACCGCTCAAATTTGGCACCGTTTGTGCAATTTGAGTAGTCGCTTGTGTTGATGTATAGAAACTCATTTGTTTCTCCAATTATTCTGGTTTTGGATATTTATTTTTAACTGATTCAATAGCATCTTTCCAAGTTGTAGTGCCATTTACCAGATCCCAATATTGCATATCCATTTGTTGTTCGATTGTAGGATATTCGTTCGCCCTTTGCCTTTGATAAAGATTGTAATCGTACTCTTGTTGTAACCGTATTATTTCATCAGCTACTTCTTGCTCGGTCGGAATAGTTTGAACTTCGTCTAACCAAACAATGCTGTTATAATTATCCATACATTTCCAAGCTGCACCAGGTCTTAAACTTACCAATGCTTCCGCTATTCCAATACTCATATTAAATCCCTATTTGTATAATTTCCAGATAAGAATCTGTAGTTAAACTTCCTGTAGATGCCGAATCGTTAACAAACAATTTTAAATAATCATTAGCCGAGAATTGATAAATTTCATCGATTTGAATTGTATTGTTAGCGCCTACTGAGATAGAAGTAAGCGTGTCGGAATCGTTTTTCTTTAAATTAAAAACATAATTATCTACATTACTAGTAATTAATACACCTTTAACTCTAAAAAATCCATTTTTACCAATAGTAATTACAGAAGGAGTTACAATAGACCAATAATTATCACCGCCAGCATTTGAGTATTGATCAAACTCCACACCTTCCCAAGAGATCGCTGTAGCTGAATCAGATGTAAAATATTCATTGTCGATAATGGTTTTAACACCGCTAAATGTTTCTTCTATTGAACCTAAAGTTAATCCTTCTCTTGTGACCTCTAATGTAAATCCAGAAGAAAGAATCGCTCCAGTAGAAGATGTTTCAGAAACGTAAACCTGGATATATTCACCGCTATTTAATTCTAATATTTCGTCATAATTGATAAATTGACTTGGAGAAAAAGCTGCTGAAGATAACTCTGTTGTACCATTCTTTTTAATACTAACATTATATGCCGCACCGATAGAAGAAGAAAATAAAGAAAGGTTTATTCTATAAAAACCAGTTTTATTAATTGTCACCCTAGTTGGTAAAATCGAAGAATGGTAATCACCAACGTCAATTTCGATATTATCGAATGAAATCGCTGTGCTCGTATCGGTTAAATTATAATCAGTCGCTATCTTACATTTAACGCCATCAAATAATTTAAAATGAGTATTGGCATAAACTTCCCATTTTACACCATCAAAAATCCATGTGATGTTATTATCATCAGTATAGGTTTGATTCGTAATGGGGGATGATGGAAAATTGAGTGCCATTTAAATTCTCTATTTTTATTTTATTTATACTATTATGCTAACCTTAATGGAATACTAGCTGCCCACCAAGCGTCGTTTCCACCACCACCAAATGCGTTTGGGTCTGTAGTACCAGTCCCCGCTTGAACTTGAAATGCTGCCATAATAGTTCCAGAATTTTCTTCACGACCGCACATAGTAAACCCACTTGGTGCAGTAACATCTGCGGAAATGCTATCGTCGTCCAATGCACCAAGTAATAATAAAATAGATGGATTTGATGTTGTTATAGAAGGCGCATCTGGCATGCCTGAGTTGCCCGTTTGGTCTGCTTCTGTTGGAGTCACGTCTATAACAGTAGTGGTATTAACATTTCTAAAAATCATTGCGATGTGAGAGGCATTGCTACCTACTGTCGCGGATGTATCTGGTGTTGCGCCCATAACTTTATAAGACGCTTGCCAATATACAGTTCCATTATTGCTATTCGATATACTTGTAAAACCAGTTGGTGTTGTTTGAGAGGTACTAGTCGAATGAGAAGCAATTACAACCACATCACTTGGTTCCGCGAGGTTAGAAATATCTATAGAAGTTGTGGTAGAACTTGTATACGCAATAAAATACGCATCTGGAGCAGGCACACCTAAATCAAATATAGCAATACCCATATTTCTTAATCTTGCAGTATTTCCTGCTTCAGAATAAAACTCCCATGCAATAGTTGGATTTGTATCGACGAAAGAAACTATCCTATTGACGATTGTTGGATACCATTCTGTTGTCGCGTTATTTTCTCTAAAATGCGTCGTATTATAATAAGTTCCTCTAGATTGATTTTGTAACGCAGCAGCAGCTGATTGGTTAGTAGCGCTGGATTGTAAATGTGCGGAGGCAATTAATAAATGGTAATTTCCAGGATTTTGTAAACTAGGTGCATATGTAAATGCGTCAACAAAAGAGTTAGAAGTCGTGGTGGTTTGCGTCGCTTGATTACTATAGTAAACATTTTGAAACAAATCTTCTCTCAACGCAATAATTGTAGCTTGTCTCATTATATCTACGTTTTGTTGTAAACTAATAGTCGTATTCGAAGAAACGCTAAACCTTTCTATGTGAAAATATGGCGAATATGAGGTTCCATCTTGGTTCATAGCAACACCAAGTTCTCCGTACGCAGTTGAGCCGTCAAATACTCTTGCGTTTCCACTACCAGCAACCATACCAGAAGCTATAACGATATAATTTAATGTAAACGGAGATGTTAAACTTCCGACTAAAACTACACTAGCAGCAGTGCTCCAAGTACCATTAGTGTTTCCAGAATTGTAATTTTGAAATTCGCCACCTTCTAGTTTTAATAGATTTAATGCGATACCTGAAGTTAAAACAGATTGTCCGCCCTCACTAGAATGTTGTACTGTAAATGTTTTACTCGCCCCATTAGAAGAAAATGAATATACGCCGCCCGTAGAAAATACGTCTGTGGTGTCCTGAGATTCTATATTTGATAATTGCCTTTGCGATGTTTCAAATAAACGAGCACGCGCATCGTTAGTGGTAGATGGGTTATCTTGCGCTGCTTGCCAAAACGTAGCATAATCTGAGCCGCTTACTTCTGTCGAGCTTAATGTGGACAAGTCTGTGTATGTTGTACTCGTAGTTGTAGTTCCACCCGCAATATAACCAGCAGTTTGAAATGTCCTTGTAATATTTGTTACAGCATCAAGAACAAATGGATTTATTATCGTAATACTCATATTATAATGTATAGAATAAAGTTACTTTTAGACCAATTGCACCCGTTCCCGCTCCGTCAATATCGAACGAAATTTCAGCGTCATCAGCAATAGCAGAATCAGAAATAACTGCTGCTGTTGCTGCTGTTGTACTTGTTGTTTCGCTTGCGTCAATTGTTAATTTAGTAGAGAGAATAGTTGTTCCACTTTCATTTATATCTACTGTTACAATTCCGCTCGAAGAAGCAGTGCTCAGAGAAGCACGAACACCCGTTAATGTGAACGCAAATGGCGCTCTAAATTTAACTTTACCATTGCCTGTTGTAATTGCATCTACTTCATTCGAAAGCGCAACAATAAACGTAGAGGAAGTTTGTCCTTGCGAACCCGTATAACCCTTTGAACCCGTAAACCCTGCAACAGTAGAAGCGGATCCTGTATACCCCCTAGATCCAGTGAAACCTGGAGTAGTAGAGGCAGAACCCGTATAACCCCTAGATCCTGTAAACCCTGCAACAGTAGAGGCAGAACCCGTATAACCCCTAGATCCTGTAAACCCTGCAACAGTAGAAGCGGATCCTGTGTAACCTC